ATAACTGATTATTAAACAGCGTTAATAATATTAATTGCAGAAGCAATCTCCAAAGTTGTATTAATCATAACTGCATTGTCTTTTTGAACTGAAAGCTCTTGACCAGATGCAAACCCGTCTAATACAATTAACGTAGGTGAAGTACCGTCATCATCAGATAACTCTACAACAATAGTTCTAGTATCACCAGAAGTGAAGATAGTTCTTAACTCAGCTTGACCAGCAGCGTCTAGTGCATCAAACAGCATAGAAACTGAGAAGTTACCTCTTGTAACTGAACCAGTAGACTTAGTTGACTCAGAAGAACCTAGACAAGTATACTCTTGTACAGCTCTATTTTCACTTAGTGAACCTAAGTCTTGAACACAACCAACTTGCTTAGCAGTAGCTTTTACCCCACCACTAGCTCCATCATCAAAATCAGCATAAGTAGAAATTGACTCATTTTTGTTAGCACACACATAAACTTGAGTGCCTTGACTGTTTGTAATATTAATAGACATTACATGACTCCTTTTTATTTAATTGCTCTTAGCTAAGAACGATTCATAGCTTTTCTATAAAGCTTGACAGTATTATATCATAAATTACATAGTAGTCAACAATATCTCTATCTCCATTATACTCTTATCTATCTCTTCCACGTAGTCAGTTGTCAAGATTCTAACTTTACCAGTAAACAGCTTATCAATCTTAACGCCCTTAAACATATCTAAAACTACATCTGCAATCTCGTTGCATCTAAATGGATTCTTAGATACTATGCTAACTTGCAGTGACCCTTGCTGAGAATATTTATCATTGCTAAACCCACAATCAGAAACAATATCAGCTACGTATTGGAAATGAACCCATTCGTTTTTACCTTCTGTGTTAAATTTCATTCCAGCCCAATGTATCTCTGTCTCGTTATAGTTATTTGCTATATACTGTTCTATTGCTTTTTTACTATCTAGTAATTTCATTTATTATCCTTTGTATGATGTTGTTGAAGAAGGAGCGTCTTTAAAAACTTTCCTTATTTTACTTGTCAATATACTTTTCATAGACCTTTGTATTCTAAGGTACCTAACTTTGCTTATTTGCTCTTTTCTAGTAGCTATTTCAGCATTATATGAAGTAGGCTTGTTGTATGTTACGTGTCTCTTATCTTTAGTCCAGTACATTGTACCAGTATGATTAGATGAAGCAAATTCATTTTTATATAAACTAGATACATAAGGTCTTCTGTTCCTTATCTCAAAATTAACTGATACACTTGAACTTCTATTCCTGACAGTCCAATAGTTATAATGGTGTTTTGTTCTATCAGATTTCTTACCATAATAATACTTTCTATAATAATCAAATGCTGAGTATCCACCCTCAAGGTATTCTGTACCTAGCTTGTCTTTTATAATGTCTATTGCATCTAGCGATGCTTTTTCAATCTTTGCTTTAGCTTTATTGCTTATGTTTTTTAAAACTTTCCTAGAATTAAGAGTAAATTGAAAGTTAGACATTTTTAACCAGCGTAAATATTTATTAATATAACATCATCTTGCAAGGTTGTTCTAATAATTTTCTTAATATGTAAATTATCAATAGTCCAAGTATCATCAATATTAATTATGTCTGTATCATTAACTAGTGTATAGATAGACGATATGTTTCCCCATTCATTATCAGGTATACCACTAGACGTTAAAGACTCTGTTGTAACTTTTAAATTATTTGCTTTTTTTGAATACTGGGTAGATGTTTCATTACCATAACTACCTGTCTGTGGGTTATAAACATTGTCTGTTGATACCTTCTCAAGCAAAACAGTATTACCATATTTGCTGATTAGTCTATCAGCTGTCTTCGTTATTCTGCTATGTAGACTCATAGTTAGCTCCTAATAAGCTTCATAGTTCTTGCATAGGAAAATAAATTAGTTGCTCCGTAAGACTCTAAACATTTAGCAACCCTAGAAGGAAATGGACTAGTTACAATCCCTTTACCTTTGCTTTGTTTATAAGCTACCTCTATATCTCCAATTTTCTCTTTAGTTATAAGACCTACGTTAGGATTAATTGAACTAGACAACTCATAAGTAATGTCGTGTATTGCCATGAATGCAGACGCATTAGGTAAACAACTGAAACTAGCATCATAATCTGATTCATTAAAATATCCATCAGGACTTGTAGAATCAGTTGAAATTACAGACAATATCCTTGATGTAGCTATGCGAAGGTAAACCTCTTTTTCACTATCCTGCAAAGATAACCATTTTGAGCTATGAACACTATTTTTTATTATGATAGACTCTGCATCTTGTACCGATATAAAACTATCCCAAGCTGTGTCTGGTGCTACTATTAATGCCATTGTTTCTCCTATTTATAATCTTAACAATACCCTCAACTAGAGGGTACTATAAAAACTATTTCTTAGCTTTTGTTCTTGCTACCGTTTTTGTTTTAGGGCGGTATTCTTCTTTTAAAGAAAGTGATGGTGCATTTAAGCATTGTTTCTGTTCACCTTGAAATTTTGCGTCTACAATAGATAGACCATGTTCTCTAGCTAACTCTTTTACATTCTCAACATATTTGTATGTTGGAAAATCAATAAACCAAGTTTTCATCATTTATACCTTATTAATGACAAAGCTTATAAAGCTTCATCACCTATAGAAATAACACCAGCAGAATGCTTGACGTCAGTAACAAACATGTCCCAGTTAGTACCAGTAGCAATAGCTGCATCTGAAGGAGATTTCCCACCATTAACAGTGTCCCAAGAATATCCTAACATTTTCATTGTGAAAGTATAATCACCTTGAACTGTTGTCTCAATTCTTTCATTACCATTAGAAGTATCAACATTAGTGATTAAATCACTTGCTCCACCAATTTCAATAGCACCACTAGCTAAAGTAAGTACCATTTCTTTATTAGGACTACCAGCAACACGTAATGCTGTTGCATCTGTAACAACAATGTTTTTGCCAAGAATGTCAACTACCATTACATCACCAGCTCTAAACAAGTTAGTTGCGTTAGCAATGTTCTCACCAATTAATTTATGATAAGTAGCACCTCTCATAACACGAGTTACAAGTAACTGTGAACTATCACCAAATAATGCGTCAGTCTGATTAAGAACTGTATGTGAGATACCAGCAGAACCAGAAACGTCATTAGTTACTGCTGCAACATTACTAATAGCTCCAACTAGACCAGCAATAGCACTGTTCACCATATCAGCCATAATAGCTTCTGTCATAGAGTTAGAAATTACATTTAAAGCTTCTACTTCATTAGCGTTAATCCAAGCCATTTGAGATGGTTCAAATATAATCGGACCAAACCCACCAGCTACCTTAACTTCAACTGCTTTGCTTTGTGCTAGTGCTGTTGCAGAAACAGAACCATTAGCAGCATATCTATCTACTCTACGTTGACTGCCAACTAAAGAGTTGTAGAATGAACGCTCAAAGAAATCACCACTAAACCCATCAGCACTTAATCTGATTGCATTGTTTGAAGCTGTATTAAACAGCTCTACATTTTGTCCTAACTTTTCAAATACTAATTCTCTTGCATTGTCAATGAAGACTTGCATATTACTTATTGCCATAATCTTATCCTATGTTAAATTTTTGTTTTATATAAGCTAACTGCTCTTCTTTAGTACCAACAACATTGCCAGTCGCAACATTCTTTGAACCACCTTTTGACCCACCTGTAGCACCTGAGCCACTCTTAGGTTTTTTCTGATTAAACAAAAAAGAAAATTCATCCGAATCTTTAATCATGTTATATCTATCTCCTAATGACATTGGGCTACCATCGTTATTCCTAACCGTTGTACCATCATTAGCTTTAAGCACCATGTCTCCAGAATCATCAACTACAAACCCTTTTGATACCTCGTCAAGAAGTATACCATAAGCTTTCTTACTAGCTGTATCATTAACAGCACCTAAGTCAATTAAAGACTTTTCAATCTTATATTTGTTTTGAGTTGCAGTATATTCATTACTCAAGGTGTCTTTCTCTGCCTTTAATGACTCAACCAAGCTTACTAGCTTATCGTTTTCAGCCCTTAAAGCATCATCAGGATTACCTTTTGATGACAACACAGACATCAAGCTGTCCTCAGTTATCTCATCAACACCAAAGGTTGATTTAACTAGTTGAGCTTGTCTATCCCTTTTATCAATAGACTTTTGCAAATCTTTTTCAAGGGAGTTAATTCTTCCTATGTTGTCATTTGTGCTAGATTCTAACCCCGCTACAGCTGTTTGTAATTGTTCATTCCCTAGTTCTTCAGCTAATTTTTTTATTGTATCTAAGCTCATATCCATGAACCTCCAGTTAAGTTTTTAGATAGCATCCACTACCTCTGCTAAAATTATAGCATAAAATTCTATTTGTTAGTAGAAGTCATTGCACTTACAGTTCTATTATCTATTTTTTTAGTTGTATTTTCAACTTTAGATATAGGGCTGAATGAGTCTGCTTGGATTCGACTTACTTCTTCCTCAACTGAGCCAACATCAACAAGTTCAAATTTCTCCATAGAATTTAAGAATGTTTCAATAGATAATGCTCCACCAAGATATATTTCCCATAGAATACGTATATTATCTGAGTTTGATGTTATAGCATTAAAGTCTTTGTTTACAATAACACCAGCAGTTGTTTCTGTTGATTCTCCAAGCACATCAACTATTAAAGACATAGCCTTATTAAGGGCTATCTCTATAGCATTAGCTATAACAGTAACCCTATTAGCTGATTCCGCAGCTTCATAAAATGACTGTGTAGCTGTTTTTATCGTTGTGTTGTCTGATTGAGCTGCACGTATAACACCAGAAGTAATATCTTCCTCTATGACTCTTAAATCATCTTGCAATGCAGTTATTGACGAGCCAGACAACTCTCTCCATTGAAAGTCAGCTTCTTCTTTTGTGCCAGAAAAAACAAATGCTTCATCAGCTCCTATTATTTTAACAGCTTTAGTACCACTGTTATCATCATCGTCATCTATACCAATAGACGAGTCCCATATAACAGGTATTGGTATAGCTGTCATATCAAGATACTTATCCTTCAGAGATGTTCTGTTCATGTGTTTAATGTTTAACTTAGCAATATCATATAATGGTGGAGTATCTGACAAATCAATATCTATTACATTGATAGATTTAAAATCTGTTTCTATAGTATCATAAAGGACATATTCTGATGTTTTTGTCCCCTGCCTGTAAATATCTACATTGCCATCATCTTTAAAGACTCTAAATTGCAATACTTCTTTAGTACCAAACTCACCATACGGCTCCTCGATAACCTCTTTATAAACGAGCATTGTATACATACCATTCTCATCTTTCCTCCAGTTAATAACAGACAATCTATCTAATATAGTCATATATGGGTCACCACCACCAATAGGCGTATCAACAAGAAGAAAAGCCTTTCCATCTCTAATTAATGTTGTTGTAAGAGTCCTTGCAAACTTGTTTAAGGTAGATTTTTTATCTACCTTATTTAATATTACATTAACATTGTCGCTATACCCTATAGACTCAACCTCTTTACGGAATATCATCCCAACAAAGGCTTCTGTTGCACGTTTTACATAATTCTTTAATGTACACCCGTTAGTCCTACTAGCAAAAGAATCTGTTTCTTCTCTAGGTGCTTTAATAAGGTATTGACTTGCTGTATCTACCCCATTAAACAAATCAGAAACAGTCTTAACTCTATTGTAAGCTGAAACGTAGTCTGGGTGTTGGAAACTGACATCATCAGTCTTTCTTGTGGTTTTTAAGTTCATGTAAGACACTCCATTTTTAAATTATATTGCAAATTATACCCTATTTTTATATCCTAAATCTTCTCACCCTACTTTTTAGTGAATCTACACCAAATATTCTATGGGCTACATATCCTAGTGCATCTATCATATGGTCTACGTTATGCGTCTTTAATGGATTCCCATTTTTATCATAAGACTGCTCAAGTAAGTTAGACATAAGAGTAGGACACTTACTTGAATTAATATACAAAGTTATAGCTCCATTAGCATTCCTGAACAAAGTATTAAGCGAAACTATCCTGTTCCTTACTGGTGGGTTCTTCTTTGGCGCATTAACTCTAAACCCAGCTTCTTTTAATAATCCTATATCAGACTTAGAAGCGTCTACTGACTTAGTTGACCTACCACTAGCATCTGGGTATATTATAATTGACCTACCAGTATCATATCTGTCTTTTATCTCTTCTATCATAGCTGGGGTATCTCTTTTATCTGATATTTCATCTAATATAAACAGTTTACCGTAACGCTTTACACCAACTGTAGCTGACATGTGATTAACATTAAAGTCCATCCCAATATGCAATGTTTCTAAATCCATTCTTACAATTTCTTTGCTATCGTTTTTAATAGGGTCATAGTTAGGATATACAGTACCAGACTCTAAGTTTACAAATTCACCCTTCAAATATGCACTAATCAACTGTTCAGGGTAAGAATCACGCAAGTTATCTATATAGTCACTAGGCAAGAATGGATTGTCATATGTTGAAGCTTGTATAAGCTCATAGCCTTTTTTAATATTCTTCTTCCACCTATGATAAACAAACCTAAACCCTTCTGGTGTAGTATAGACTCCAGCAGTGTTCTTTTTTAACCCTTTTTTTGGGTTCCTTAACACAATAGACTTCCTGTTCCTTGCTAATAGCTTCTGCCAAGCATCATGTGCTTTATCTGTCTCTAATGTGTCTAGCTCATCAACATGAGAATGATGTACTTCATACCCAATTATCCTATCTGGGTTCTCTAGTGACCTGAATATAATAGTACCTATGCTAGTTATATCAATAATACCTTCAGACTTATTTAGCTTATATTGTAGACCAGCATTAGATAGTATCTCCTCGAATCTTGGGTACATAATCTTTTTTATAAGGTCTACTGTTGGCTCATATATAGCAATCTGTGCATTCTCTATTTCAAACATTTGCTTTAAAGCCTTCATGACCATAGTCTCAGACTTACCTCCTCCAAATCCAGATACGAGTGCGGGAAATGTAGCTGTTGAATTTATCATTTTCATTTGATGTTTCAACATCTTGCGTCTAAGCACACCAGCCATTATTCAACCTTTTCTGTATACTGCACCATTGCAAATGCTAATACTAACTTCATAACAACGTCATCTATGGTCTTCATTTTACTATCATTCTGTTTTAGGTCATCCAAGATAAAGTAGGTACTTTCTTTAATTTTAATGCTTTTACTACATTGAGTACCCTTCTCTTTTAAGTTTAACATATCGACACTATCTATGATATTATTGGGATTAATCTTAGGTCTACCTCTACTCCTCTTACTAATAGCATCACTCCGCATCTATTTGTTTTCCTTTACTTCATACATTAGTATATTTTTTGTAGTTATACCAATAGTTGAGAATGTTCCATCATCAAAGTACATCTTAAAATTAAGAAATCCACTGTTATTAAAAACAATATCTGTACAATCAGTATACTCTTCAAAATCATTTTCAAATGTTATCCATAATTTATACATCTTCATAATCAGCTTCCTCATAGTCATCTACTTGCTCTAACTGCTTCATATCATCTTCATCTAGCTCAATAAAGTCAAACCCATTAACTGCATTTATCTGCACATTCATTTGAGACTCTTTAGGCGACAGACCAACCATCTTAGTCACAGTCTCCATCGTTTTAGTTGCTTCATTCAGCTCTCTAATATCGTCTGTTACTTGTGCAATAGATAATGCCTTTGAAGCAACTACTTCAGCAAAGTCCTTAACAGTATTAGATAGGTTATAATTACCTGACCTTAGATTATCAATAGCTTTTTCTTGTGTTTCAGTCATTATATCTTGACCTCAACCTTAACCTCTTGTGTTATTACAGTCTCACCATTAAGCAATGACTGAGTGTATTCTTTAACTTCTATGCTATCAATAGACATCAATGTTTCTTTATTAAACTTCTGTACCAATTCTAATATGCCTGATTCAAGTGTAGACTTCTGTTTTCTAAGTTCTTTTAGTTCCATAATTGTATCCTCTGTTTTTGTAAGTATATCATATTGTAAGTATATCATAAGTAGAATAAAAAGTGTATAATTTGTTTGTCATATATCTAGTGATTATTCTATAATTAGCTTGTGGATATAAGAAGACCCCTCCATTTGCACATTATTAAGAGGTGGAAGAGGTATGTGATTACAATTATACACTAGCCTATGTTAAGAGCGATTTAAGAAATGTGTAGAATTGGTTTTCAGTTTAATGGAAATGACCATTAAGATTGATTTAAGGTTGTTTCTATTTTGGTTTTCAGTTTTTTGTAGGTTACCCTTCACAAATAATAACTATATTTACCCTCCCCACCCCTTAACAGATAATAACACTATAAAACTTATAGTAATATCTAATATTAAGTAGTATTAAATATTAAGTAGTATTAAATATTAAGTAGTATTAAATATAAGATTTTATTATTTAGGTTTATTGTAATAATTAGAGAGTAAGAGGAGTAAGAGGAGTAAGAGGAGTAAGAGGAGTAAGAGACCACTACTATATAATAAAATAAAAAAATATATAGTAGAATAAAAAGTGTTACGTTTTGTAACATAAAATCTAAATATTACAATTTATAAGCTAAATTATATAAAACCTCTTGACAGTAAGGTAAAGTTATCTTATAGTTACATCAAGCAAGGGACAAAGAGTCATAAGCTAAAATTTAAAAGTGATGACTACACTATAAAATCAAAGGACACATCATGTTTAATACAGATAAAATAGTTAATTTAGTAACTGAGTTAGAGGCTACACTTGAAGTAAGTAGTAAAATAAACGAAACAAAAAAAAGTCAAATAGAGAGTTTGTTTTATACTCTTAATAATGAAATTATAGAGACATATAAAACTACAAATAATCAGAGTAGTAGCGTATCGTTTAAAGATACAATTATAGATATTATAAACGATGTTATTGCAACTACTGAAAAACAATCTATACATAATATAATGCTAGTAAGTGAAAAGATACTACTTAATCGTAACATCAAACACTTATTAATAAACTATACTAATGCACGTTTAATTGATAAATATAGTCAATTTATCACTAGTAAAGATTTAAAATTAAGTCTTAGTAATGATAAAGAAGAATATAATAAAAATTTAAAAAGCGTTATTAAAAAAGCACGTTTACAATATGACCAACAAATAATTAACACTAATAAAGACCTTTATAATCATTTAAAGACAAAAAGTATAAACTTTTTAGAGGTTATGGCTATATTAGTTAAAATAGTGATTAAAGAGAAAAAAGCAAATAAAGAAGATTAATTTTAATCTTCTTTAATAATAGCTATTATTAAGATTATAAATTTATTTATTTTGCCATCATACGAAATTAAGTTTATAATTTTATCGTATCTATTGTAAGCAAAGACTTAATAAGGCGACCATACCTTGTTAATTGCACGTATCGTAATAGCTTATGCGTTGTAAGCGTTAAAAATTAGTAACAAAATTGAAATTAATTTGACAAAATTCGTAAAAATAGAGTATGGATTATAGTGTCATAACATAAGCAAAGGTTTATGGAACTGTTAAATTGCAATGTAAATAGTGTAGCGACTATAATTGCGACTGTCAGAAAAACAACTTAAGAAAAGCATCTATACAGCATAATAAGGCTTAAGAGAAGACAGTATAATATAATAAATGTATATACAAGTAAATTTTAGAGATTTTAGAGATTTATATACTACTATAAAAATAAAATTATATAAGGCAAATTATTTTTATCTATAAATCTATAA